TGTTCTAAAACTGCTGTAGCATCAGGGTTAGTAGCACCATCAGTAAATCCTATAACAGGTTCAGTTGTGTATAAAGAACCAGGATTGGTTACAGTAACAGTCTTCAGTGAACCATCAGTGGTGTCTATTGTACAAGATGCTGTACCGTTTACAGCAGGGTTTGTATCAAGTGTTACCGTCGCTGTACCGCCAGTATATCCATCACCTGTATTACCAAGAGTGACCGCTGATAACTTCTCAGTAGATATGAGAAGGTTCGTATCGGATAATAGTCCATAAGCGTTGAATCCACCTCTTCTTTGTATGCCCCCAAGGTTGATATCAATAGAACCTGTCTGAGCAGTGTTGAAACTACCTACCTTGTTTTGGTCAAAGTAAGCGTTTTCGTTAAATATTACCTCACCGTTAAATGTAATGTCTTCGTTACCTGCAGGGTCAATCAGTAGAGCACCACTTGTAGTAGAGAAAGTGTTACCCGCTAGTCTGATGTTACCTGTTTCAATGTAAGCAGGATAGATGTTTGTAGTACCAGTGGAGTCAGATAATCCAATACTGGTTGCTTGCTGTGATGATGATGTTGACTGGAAGTTAACGTTACCTGTCTCTTGGTCAACTAAGAATACTTCACCAACTCTGAAGTCACCCTTCTGGTCAGTAGATGAGTAGAATACTCTACCACCATTAGTTTCTACAACTTCATTAGCTTGGTTAGCTAGAGATGAGTCATTGGTAAAGTCTTTTCCCGCACCAATGTACATGAAGTTGTGTGCTGACAGAATCAGTTTACAACCATTACCATCAGAAACAGCACCCTTATTACCATAGACGTTAGCAGATGCTATAGATTTTAATTCACAACCAAAAGCACTGTAGTCTACAAGTGAGATACCTGTAGCAGAGTCAAAGTTATTAGAACGAACATCCTTTGGAGAAGGAGTGTCAGCAAATGTACTTGCTTGATCTGTACCGTTGAAGTGTACTAGAAGAACTGTATCAGTGTCTGTACCATACTCTGAAGATGGAGGAGTAAAGTTACTTGTAAATCTTGATGTTAAACCTGTAGATAATCTAACTTCATCAATCTTACCTGTAAAGAAGTTACCACCAGTTGTTCCATAATCAGCACCAATATTTAATGGTTTGGTTGTACCGTAGTTATTAGCGTCTGTATATGTCCCTACTGAGGTACCATCAAGGTACAGAGTAGTAGTCAGAGTGCTACTGTTAGTAGGGTTGTAACGTGCTACAGCAACGTGATGCCAAGTGTTGAGTGATAAACTACCACCACTGATATGTTCTGTAGTTCCAGAACCATACTTTAATGTACCACCATTCTGATATAGTCTAGGTGCTACGTCTGTATCTGATCCAGTACGGAAGTCAAAGATAGTAGAAGTGCCAGTGGTTGATGTGGGATATATCCAAGCTTCAGCACAGAATCTTGCTGTACCAAATCCAAAGTCTTCTACAGTCTCAATAGCAACAAAGTCACCAGTACCATCAAGTTCTAGTGACGCAGTTCCAAACTTCTTGATTGATGTGTCCAGTCTAGCATCAGCCTGAGCAGTAAGAGTCTTACCTTCTTCTAGTGCTGTTGTGAACTGTCCAAGTCCTTTTCCGTTTAGATATATGTAATTTCCATCATTAGATGCGATCTCACCTTGACCGATTGCCTTCTTGTAGGTGATGATACCAGAGGCATTCATCGCAGCACGAGGATAGGTAAATGTATTAGCGTCTACTTTTGTACACTGATAGAAAGAAATTATTCCATCAGTCATCGCCATGACGTAATCGCCAGTCTCAATAGTATGACCCGCATTTGTGACAGTTATAGTGCCACTACCGTGAGTAAATGTTCCAGACTGATATTGATTTTCTAACTCATATACAAATTCACCAGCTGCGAACGTACCAGTTGTTCCAGATAGTTTTAATCTTGTTTGTCCAGTACCATGCTTACCTGTAGCACCCTGTATACCTTTGATACCTTCGTCAGCGAAGTATACAAATGAGTTCTGCCACTCACAACGAACACCGTTAGTTAATAGTATACCAATAGAGTTTGGTACGATAAATGTACACTCGTTGAATAATACTGATGTCTCTAGTGTGTTTGCGTTAGCAATAGCACCATCTAATTTAGCACCACGTCCTGCGTCCCCTGCGTCGAATCCATAAGGGTCACTAGCAGATGTGGTTGATCCTTTGTTTAGGACTGTGACTCTCTGTACATAAGCACTTCTCTCTGAGTTCCAGTCGTTAGCAGCAACGAAGGCATAACCTGTGTCGTTACCACTGTTGTAGAACATGTCCTTAACAGTCAGTTCTGATACGGTGGTGTCACCGTTTAATACAAAACAGTTAAGATCGTTTGTTGCTGTTGTTGGATATATATTTGTCGCTCTTAATCCTGCTCCTCTAACTGCCACTCCGTCTGGAACTGTTAGGGGAAATTCTTCTTGGTATTCACCAGCTGCTACGTTGATTGTATCACCTGATGTAGCGGTAGCTAAGGCATATTTTAATGTAAGGAATGGTGTAGAGGAATGCCTACCTCTATTTCCTCCTCCTAATACTGTAGCAGCGTCAGTACCTGTTTTCGCTACGAATAGATGATTACTAGGACCATTAGTAATATCAGACGCAAGCATAGACGCAGTAACACTAGCGGTGTTTGGAGCCGCGTTACCTATCTCTACGATAGAACCTGAATTGTTTACAAAGAGTTTTTTATCCGCGATATTAATCGCGACTTCCTTATCGACTAGATCACTTGTTGTCGGTGTCGAGTTTGGAGTTATCGAACTCTTTAGTTTGATCCTCGTTGCCATTTATAGCATTCTCTGATGATTGATCTTGTATACTATTTAACTGGGTTTGTAAGTCCAGTATCTTCGCTTCAAGCATAATGTTAGATAATGTCAGTTCAGAAACTTTACGTTGTAATGTTGAAATAATAATGTTTACATTCATGAGTTTTCAGTGTTAGAAAACGCCTCCATCTAAGGTGTCAGACCAGACAGGAACGCCTCCTGCTGTAACTGTTAGAACTTGGAATGAAGTTGTTGCGTCAGTTCCTGTACCAGGTGTTGCCATGTTAGCAGCAGCTGTTACTTGTATTGGGTTTGTACCGTCACCATAAGGAATACCATATTGAGTAAGGGTTGAAATACCTGTACCACCATATTGTACTTCGAGGTCAGTATCTAGTTCTAGGTCACCAAGTACAACTGTACCACGGTTACCTGTTACACCGAAGACTGTAGCAGTGTCTGTAGCATTCTCAATGAATGTCCAAGCACCAGCTCCATCAGCACCTCCAGTGCGATCATAACCAAAGAAACCAAATTGAGCAGCACTACCTGTATGGTAGTGAACTTTAACACCTCTATCTAGTCCATCACTAGCATCTCTAGTAGCGACAATAGCACCACCACTATCTATATTACCAGTGATTGCCTGATCTAGAGTGATCTGCTTAAGACCTGTATTAATAGAGGCAATAGATGTTGAGTTTGCTATATTTGTTCCAGTAATGTCATCACCAACGTTAAGTCCTACCACTCTGTCTACAGTTAAAACTGTAGCACCTGAAGTAGCGGATGCTGTCAATGATAAAGTAGTTGTAGGATCTCCTAACTCGATTGTAGGATCGTTAACAGACATTGAAGCACTGTTAACTGTGGTTGTTGTACCATCAATCTGTAGGTCACCTTTAATAATAACCAAACCATCAGCGTCATTACCAGCTGGGAATGGGTCGATGATCATCTCTGTACCAGAAGTAGTTTCGATTCTATTAGCATCGAACTTTAACTGGTCAATAGTCAACTCTCCAGTTATGTTCTGGGTAGCGTTGATTGTCTGTGTGCCTTGGAACTCAACTCCCGCAGCAAATGTAACTGTTGAGTTAACAGTCATGGTATCTGTGTTAGCAGTACCAATCGTTACATCGTCATCAACATTTAAGTCTTTGATCCATGCTTTAGCACCAACTGCTAAACCACCTGATACCATTACAGCAGCAGTTGTGGAGTTGGACGCTGTAGTAGTGTCAGCAAATGTTACTTGAACACCTGTGTCATACTGCTGATCAGCACCAGCCCATCTTAGTTTGTCTAGGGTTGTCTCATCATAATATACACGTGCGTCATTTCCTGTACCGAACTTTAGGGGGATATCGTCCTGTATAAGAAGTGAAGCAGTAGCATTACCACCTGAGACTCTTCTAAGTTGTAAGTCACCGTCAGAGTCGTCCCAGACTAACTCAAGGTCACCAGTGGTTCCGAACTCTACTTCTTGACCATCTTGGAATACAACTTTACCAGCTCCATTAGCACCTATGATTAGGTCTGCGTCTGTTGTGCTTGTGTTGATTACGTTACTATCAATCTGTACGTCATCAACCAACCATTGATCTATTTTACTATTACTATCTACGATGACAGTTGAATCTGCGGTCAGTGTACCATGTACCTGATCCATCATGTCAGTGAAATATTTACCACCTATAACCTGAGCAGCAGAGTTGTTGTCTCCAACAAATATTCTGTCTCCTAAGTTTGCTTGCGTTCCCGCACCTACGGTAAGAGCTAATTCACCAAATTCAATGGTACCTGGTGCTGCTGTTCCCGTACTTCTTTTGACCAGTAGCTTTGATGCCATCAGAATGTACCCCCGTTAATCGTTATGTTGTTTAATACTGTTGTCGGTATGAACTTAGATATACTTGACTTGTATACTAGCACACTACCATCTTGTAAACCACCTGAACTTGTGTCTGTCAGGTCAACGTCAGCTAATGCACCAACGTTACCACCCCCACCGCCTGTAGCGACGCGAGTGACTCTTGGAATTGATTGATCTCCAAATCTTAACCTTGCCATTAAAGTGTTACTCCCTCAAGTACGCTTACTGTTCCTTCTAACACTCTCGTCTTTAGACCAGAGGGAGAAGTTATTACGACATCATATACATACCGTCCTGACTTCATTGCTGTCGTCTGAACTGCATTTAGTGAAAGTTGTACACGACCCGCTGTTACGGGTGTCATGACTGCTGCTGTAACTGTCACAGAAGAACTACTTGTGTAATGCTTCTTGATCATTGAGGCTACAGTATATCCAGTCATATCGAATTCTGTTCCGTTATCGTTCTCAACTGTGAAGTCAATATTGAAATCGGAACCTTGATATACGAGTAAGTTGGATACCGCAGATGCCATGGTATAGAATTTTCCCTAAAGAGTATTTATCTCAGAGTTATTTATCGCTTTTTTCGACTAGAACTTGAAGCAGAGACTTGAGTTCTGTAATCTCGTCCCTGAGATCCAAAACTTCGTCCTTTTTCTTGCTAGCTTCAGCACGGGCTTTGATATATGCCTCGTACGCAATACGATCCGTATTGACAATAGCATTGCTATTTGGATCTCTTCCTAGGTCTTTATGATCTTCGACTTTTATTAAACCTTTTTCATCTCTTGGGTCAACGTCTTTACGAGCGTTGATCTCTTTTTCTCGTTCTCTAGCTCTTTTTTCAAAGTCTTCCATTATGCTAAGGCAATGATTCTTAGGTCTTTGACTCGTGGAATGTAAGGTTGATTATAGTTCTTAAGGACTACCTTAAGTTGAAATCCATCATAAGCAGGAGCATCATCCAGTGTGTATTCAAAATCATTGAAAACAAATGGGTCATTTTGAGGAACCATTTTACCACTATCGGGACGACCATCCGTGTTAAAGAACTCAAAGTTCAAGTCATCAGTGTCACCTGCATAACCTACAGGTACCAACTTGTACATCACCTGTATCTCAGAGAACTCGAATGTATTTGCTGCGAATGCCACCTTGACACCAGTAGAGGAGTTATCCAATCTAGCGAGTCTAGTGATGTATATAGCAGCGTTCTCATCGCCTATTCCAGAGGTAGGATCAGCGTTGTTAACGAGGTTTGCGGTAGTTGTGACACTCATACGTTGTGTGTCTACTACAGGAGATAGGTGTGATACGTCAGAGAAGAAGTTTAACTCTAAGTCTAGTGATTTACCACCTGACATGTTACTAATTTCATTTTGCTTAGAAGCAATAACCTTAGTAGCAAGGAAGTAATTGATGTCATTGAGTGTGACATCTCTAAATGTGGTGTCTTTAACAAATGAAGTCTCAGAAACGTAACCAGCTGGGAAAGGTCCTGCGGATGTACCGCTAGTTCCTAACGCCCTAGCACTGATGTTAGTGCCTGGTTGTGCTTGAGTCTGTATTGAAGGAGTAAGAACATCCCATGGTATATTCTGTGAGATAGTAACGTTGTCACCACCCGCTGTCAATGTCTTATGTGCTTTGACTCCTGTAATGTTTAATCTATACTTATGAGGACTGTTCAATGTAGTCAATCCACCAAATGTAGATGTATGATGTGTACCATTAATCTTTGTGAGAGGTATACCAGCTAAGTTATAGCATTCTACAGTCGCATTGATTAGATGAGATTCACCAGTAGCAGCACCTGAGTTAGTTACTGGATCCCAATTTCTTCCACTTACTGAACCTGCATTGTGTCCGACAATATCAATAACCCAATCAGGAGATCCAGTATTAATGTTTTCGTACGCAATGATTTCATCACCAACCTTAAGGAAGCCAGGATTGGTATCGGATACAGCACCCGCCTGACTTGTGCCAGGACCTACGTTACTAGCGGTGCATGCTGCTGCCTCGCTAGAGTTGCCTCCAATACAAATATGGAAGTTAGCTGCTTCTGTCAAAGTAATCTGTGACACACCTGAAGAAGCAAGAGCAACTTTAAGTGTAGTATCACCTACCTCAGACTTAACGCCATCCATGACGACGTAGTTGAGTGATGACTGCATACCATGATTACTATGGAATACATCAATATATGTCTGATTATCTGTGGTAGCAATAGCGTTTGGTAGAGCACTTATGAATCCACCGTTGTTCTCTTCTAGTGTTGCGTTGTTTAGAATCAACTTAGACTGGTCGAGAGATGTAGGTAGAGTAAAGTCTGCTCTGTATATCTTGAACATCAAGTCTTCAAACTGTGATGGTGTCCAAGTAGATGCGTTCTGTGACTTGAATAGAACACCGATGTATGGTTGCTCAGAGATCTTCTCTCCTGCGTGAGCAGCATCAATGGCATCTTCACCTAGTAGTGAGATGAATACTTTAAATTGGTTTGAGTCAGATGTGACAACGATAGCATGTTCCTGCTGATGTCCTATGAATACTGGAGACTCAAATGTAAATGTTGTTGGTGTGGAAGCATCTGTAGATACAACTACATCCTTTGCTTGCTTGATGACCTTAGAGAATGGAACGATAGTTTGTGTAGGTGTACCATTTTCTACAGTCCTTATATCAATAGCAACTGGAATCTCAAAGTCTTTCTGTTGGAAGAATAGATCAATCTTAGTTAGATATACACCACCCTCTAGGTTCTCATCTTGAATCAAGAATGTCTGTGCTAGTGGGTCAGACCATAGAGTTCTGTTCTGAGTGAACTTCTGCTCATCAATCTGTGCGTTACGTACAGATATAATAGTCTCCTGTGTGGTCTGTAGGATACCTGTAGCAGCGTATTCTGTCTGTGCTGATGACTCAGACTCACCTTGTACCTGTGAATCATTAGTTGTATCAGATAGTCGGAAGATACGTGTACCTGTCTTGAACTTAGGGTTAGTTGCTTTGCTAGGATCTGGTATAAAGAATGTACCTTTAATGAATCCTGCTGTATCTGTGATTAGTCTTCTTTCTTTAACCTTTGCTTTAGCACCTGAACTTTGTCCGACAAGGATTTCATTCGGGATTGGATTGCCAGAATATGCTCCGAGAGCTTGAGCAGCAAGAGCACTGGTATCAAGGTTGATCCAGCCGAGGTTGGCGGTGTAGTCTGAGACCGACGATATATTAACGTTCGTGTATGGGTTGACTGTGTAGTTATCATTTGGTTCTAGGATACGTAGTGTACATCCAGAGGTGAGACCTTTAACTGTCTCTCCAACTTGGAAAGGTGTGCTGTTTGTGTCTGCATCATCATTAGGGTTCTTTGTCACCTCAAGTAGTTTAGGTGTAACGAATGCTTTGATATCTACTCCATCAAAGAATGGATAGAATCTTGTCTTAGGTTTTAATTTCTCACCCTTAAATTCTATGTTTCTAGAACGCATGTTCTGTATATGCTCTACAGATACAACCTTGTTACCAAGACTTTGCTGTTCTATGATAGGTGTGATCTTATGTCTTACACCTGTTCTTGTTTGATCAGTTCTGATTCTAGTGAATGTCTGTGTTCTAGTTCTACGGTTCTTACCCTTACCTGTAGTTACACGACGTTGCTCTGATACTTTACCTGACCATGTAGTCTGCCATGAACCCCACTGAATAGGTGTAATTCCATTCTGGTCAGCGTTCATTGAACGTAAACTTGTCATGTAGTTACCTTCAACCACAGGACCTTGGATAGTAGCAAGAGACTTAGTGTCTACCCAGTCATCTGAGGCAGGAGTCAACTTGATGTCACCAATAAATGTGAATACGTTAAATGGGTTTACATTCTCTAGAGCAGAAGCATATGGTTGGTCAACTAATACTATATCTGTGTATGGTAGTGTGACTAGATCACCTGTCTGTCTAATATTGCTAGATGTAGAACTAACAATAAGAGGTAGGTTAGTTGTATAGTGTGACGGACGCACATGTCCTTCTTCAAAGTCTATTGATACTCTATAATCAGGATGGAATGTGTCACTGGTCGCTAGTGATGCGAAGTTATCAACGATAAATCCATTCTTGAATCTATCCATACCATTACTGTCACGCACAGCAAATGTAGCAGTCTCTGCTTCTAGTAGAGATAGCTGTGTATAGTATTCAAGAGTCTTGATACGAGCTTCTAATGATTGTATATCTCTAAATGTATATCTCTTATAGTTTGTTTGCTGAATGGTGATATCTTCATCTACATTGAACACATATGGTAGTATGGTCATTGTAGCAAGGAGCATAGCGTCTTCAGGGTCAGCTGGTTCTACAGGTGTCTCTGATGGTTGTCCATTGATGATGACAATCTTAGCGTCATT